AGAGCCCGGCGCAATTGCAGCGGTTCTGCGCGGCGAAGCGCTTCTGCATGTCGGCACGGTCCTTCTGAGCGAGGGGCGGCTGAAGGTGCTGGACACAAATCCCGGGGGCGCCTGCCTCCGGACAACCGGCGAGTTCGAAGCCGCTCATCCCAAGGTGGTCTATTACCGTGATCGAGTTCTACCCGAACAAGCTGAGTGATACAGCGCCGCTCGGCACCTGGAAGACCGGCCGCCGCATGTCCATCGAGGACTGGCTGAAGTCCCTGGCGCCGTCGTACGAGCGCCGCGAAAGCCCTCCCATCAGTGTCGTGCTGAACGACGAGATCATCGAACAGCACCTGTGGCACAAGGTAAAGTTCAAGCCGTCCGACCTGCTCCAGATCTACCGCGAGCCGAAGGGCACCGACCCGTTCTCCATCACCTTCGCGCTGTTCAAGGGCGCCAAGGCGGTACTGAAAGCGTTGATGCCGAAGATGCCGGGCATGCCATCCAGCGCAGGAACTCAGCAGGGCGACCCCCTGATGGATGCCAGCGCCAAGGGCAACAAGGTCAAGCTGGGCGACCCGGTGCGGCAGATCGCCGGGCACCAGCGCACCTATGGCTCCTACTTGGCTCAGCCCCGTAGCGCGCATGTCGCGCCGCGTGACCTGCGCGTGGAGATGCTGCTGTATATCGGTGAGGGCGAGTACGACATTCCGCTGGCGAAGGTGAAGGTTGGCGAAACCCCGCTTATTTCTCTGGGCGCGGACGCAACCTTCACCATCTATCCGCCGGGCGCCGATTTGTCCGCCGATCCGGCACACATCAACTGGTTCAATGCGCCTGAGGTGGGAGCCAGTTCCAGCGGCTCTGCGGGCCTGGAATTGACCGTGGCGACCGACATTACCCGGTCCGCCACAGCGTCGGCGTATCAGTTCGCTGGAGAAACGATCAGCGTGCCGGCCGGATCCGGCCAGTTCCCGGCCGACTGGTCGAACGGCATCATCATTCGCGTTCTCGCCCCATACACCTACACCGTGATTGACGGCGGAGCTGGTCGTGACATCGTTCGCGGTCCGCTGGAAATGCTGAACCCAGCCCCTGGCATGCTGATCGAGGTGGCAGGGGCGAACGCCGGTCTGTATGTGGTGCACAGCTACACGCCATACAGTCCTGCAGTGCCGGCCAACCCTGGCACGGCATCGATGCTGACCGGTTCAGCGGCGCCAACCCGGTACGACTTCAACGTCACCCCGCTGAGCTTCACCTTGTTCCGCGGCGCGACTAGCTACCCGATTACGCTGAACACCGCGACGACCAACCTGTCCGGGCTGGTCTCTGCGCTCAATACGCAGTTCAGCGGTAAGCCGTTCCAGGCGCAAGTGAGCGGCAGTGTGCTGCGCATTGTCGAGCTGACACCGTTCGCCGGCCAGGCCATCACCGCAACCGGCTCGACCACTATCTTGGGAGCCTCGCCAGTGGGCGTCACCGGCACGGCCACCACCAGTGCCATCCCGGAGCAGCCAGCCGAGATGACTCTGGACTACGACGGCGGCTCGCCAGTGGTCGGCTTGGCGTTGGGTCAGGGCCTGGCAACCATAGGCCCGCGTGGCCTGCGGTACCGGATCACAGCCTTCAGTACCAGTCTGATCGAGGTCGAACGCCTGACCTCGTCAGGGGCTGCCGACACCGGGTGGCCAGGCTTCAACGCCATGCAGACGGTGAATGGCCTGATCACGCTGGACCCCTCGAACCTGCAGGGTGGATATCGCGGGCCATTTGCCTTGTGCCCTGAAGGGGAGAAGATTACAGACATCGAATGGACAGTCACTTTCGCGAACGGATTATGCGGAATAGGTCGTGAAGGTCAGATTTATGAAGTTACCGCCTATCACGTATTCGAATATCGCGATATGGACGTCGCGGGCGAATGGACTGTGATCGAGAAGGCCCACACGGGCGGATCTCTCGATGCTCAGGGCTTCACCAATCGCACGACTGCCCCATACCCAATGCGTGCCGAGGGCAGGATTCGGGAGCTTTACGTTGACCGACCCGGTCGCGTTAACGAGGAAGCCCGGGATGACGCGACCTGGACGGCGCTGCGTGGGCGAATGCAAAACTCACCCACAAGCTACCCAGGCCTTACGGTGATGACCTGCAGTATCCGGGGCGGCGACCGCCTTTCTGCGCAGTCGGAAAGCCAGATCAGTGTCGAGGCAACCCGAATCCTGCCGTTGATGGAGGGCGGCACCGGACCAACCCGCGACATCGTGCCGTACTGCATCTACCAGCTGAAGCAGCGCGGGTACACGGATGATGACCTGGACCTACCCGAGTGGCAGGCCTTCCATGAGATCTGCGTGTCCCGTGGCGACACGTACGATGAGACGCTGGATGCGACGATCACGGTCAAGGACATGATCAACAATGCGCTGGCGTGCAGCTTCGGTGAACTGGTGACCTTCCGTGGCCTATTGCGCCCGGTTCGTGACAGTGCCCGGGCCGCGTTCGACGTGACCTACGGCCCGAAGACGCAGACCTACTCGCCACAGAACATGACCAAGATGCTGAAGATCAGCGGCGCGATGCCGTCGATCAACGATTTCGACGGCGTGGACGTGGAGTATTTCTCGCGCACAACTTGGGCCTGGGAGACGGTCGAATGTCGATGGCCGGGCGACCTGGGCACCAAGGTCGAGAAGATCAAAATGCCCGGCATCAGTGACAGGATAAGGGCCTGGCGTATCGGCATGCGCCGGCGCGGCCACCAGAAGTTCCGCACCGACATCTACACCTGGGAGACCGAGATGGATGGCAGTAACAGCGGCTACCTGAGCTTTGCAGCCGTTGCAGATGACGCGCCGAAGCGGTGCCAGAGCGCGATCCTGCTGGGCTTCGCTGTCACGGGATCCGGAACCCTGCTGCAGTCCTCAGAGCCGCTGGACTTCAGCGCGGGCGGCGAGCACCTGATAGGCGTGCGCAAGCTGGATGGCACGCTATCAGGACCGTTCACGGCGACGCAGGTCGACGAGTACACCGCCAGGGTCGACGCGCTCGACTTCACGCCGGTGGTCGACGGCCCGCTTGAGCCGCCGCACATCCTGTTCGGCCCGGCTGCCCGGTGGGCGTACCCAACCCTGATCACCAGCTCAGACCCAGCCAACGGCAACGTCGCCATGAAGGGCATGCCCTACGACGCCCGCGTTTACACCTACGACGACCAGTCGCCCGCCTGATTACACCGGTCCCTGTTCAGGGATATGAAGAGGAAAAACTATGGCCACCGGCGCAGAATCTCTGCAGCTGTTCAACCAGCTTGTTGCCCTAGGCAATTCGCTGTTTTTGTCGGACGAAGATTTCGTCACGATCAACGGCGTGACTAAACCGACTCTGAAAAAGATCTACGCCGAGTTCCTCGCGAGCATCAACACTTACCCAACTGTCGCTGAGGGGCTTACTAAAACCAATGGGACGGGTACTGACAACCGATTTTTCTCCGTTCCAGGCTCTGGGCAGACCTTCGAGACCAGGTATCGCAATGACGGCGGCGTAGCTGTAGATGTGGGTAGATTGCTCAGCTCTGTAGCGTTTGATCAGAGGGTGCCTGAGCTGGCATATGTTCAGCCAAATTCCATACCGATCGTGGTGAACGACTCTGGCCAAGTGATCATCTGGCTCGAAAATGGAAAGCTCAACGGCGCGGGCCTGGAATCAACGATATTGGCAGCTGCCGATAAGCTGGTTCGCTCTGGGACGTATGACGCCGCCTTGGTGCCGTTGATGTACAACGAGTCCGGCCAGGTGGTGTGCTGGCTGCAGAGCGGAAGGTTCGAAGCGGCCGGGCTCCGGCTGACCATCAATGAGTTGATTCAGTCAGCAATCAGCGGTCTTCAGCCGAAGATACCAACAAAAAACACTGACGGCTCTACGCTTTATTCCTACCGCGCAAAGGTGGCAAACGTCCTAGGAGGAACAGGAGTTGCGAGAGTCTTCTTCACTGGAGACTCCTGGACAGAGTATTTGGAGGAGACTGCTAAACCGCTAGCTCAAGCGCTGTACAGCGCATACGGCCAGGCTGGGCAAGGCTGGATCAGCATGAACGCTGATGAAGGCGGGCCGACCTCAAATCTCAGCCAGTTGCTTAATGGCGCAAGGCTTGTAAAAACAGGGTTCACTCGTCTCGACATGAATCCGACTGAATCAAATGCGTTGGATGGCTGTGCAGCTACCGCAACAGGCACAACCGCAACTGTAGCAATAACAAATCTCAAAACCCAGTCCCTGACCTGGTGGTACAAGGATGTTGATGGAACGTTCAGGTACAGAATTGACGGCGGCGCATGGACAGTTGTTTCTGGCGGGAACACTGGCCTGAGGAAGTCGCTTGAAATTACAGGTCTTAGCGATAATGAGCACTCTATAGATTTTGACCTCGTCGGAAATACTGGCACTATCGTTATGTATGGAGGATATGGAACAAGATCAACTTCAGGGGTTGAATTCTCTAAGGCTGGCAACAGTGGGTCTACCACACTTCAATGGGCAAACGTTTCTCCCTTTGTACAGACCTATGCGTCAGAACTTAAGCCAGACGTAGTGATAATAATCTTGGGGACCAATGACCTCACTCAGAGCGTTTCAAAGCCGACGTTCAAGTCTGGAATACTTTCACTGGTCAATGCCTACCGTAACGGATCTCCAAATTGCAGCATCATTCTCGTTACGCCAGTAAGGGCTGGTTCGACTACTGATCTTGGCCTGATGGCATCTTACGCCGAAGCCATGGCAGAGCTAAGTCAGGAAGTCGCGAACGTTGAGTTCCTAAACCTTAACTCATTCATGCCGCCAAGGATCGTTTCTAACGATTTCGGTATTTGGAAAGACACTTTGCACCTTAATGAAACCGGAGGCAGGTTCGTGACTGGCCTTCTGATGAAATACTTCTTGCGTACAAACTGAGAGCCGATCATGTCTAATGCTCTGAACATTGGAAATATTTCTTTGCCAGGCGATGGGTACCCATCCATTTTTGGCTTCAAAATACCTGTAACCACTGGGCTGGAGGGGGCGTATCTTTTTGGTGACGGCGCTGGCCAGTTCTCAAGGAACTATGCACCTGGCAAACCAAACGCTACGGTTATTGGCTCGCCTAGCTCCGGATCAGGATACGGAGTCTTTAGCGAGAACGGTTATCTGGATACAGGTATATCTGAAACCGCGGACATGACGATCATCACTGTTGCGCGAGACAGTACCGGATTTGTAGATCCCGTCCCCGGCTATGTTGGTAATAACTTTTCAATTGCGTCTGGCGGTGTAGCTATCTACATCGGAAGTCCAACGACCCTGCGCGGTAACGCAATTAAGAATGGCGCTGTAGACTACGTAAACGTCTCAGGTGATCCAGCAGTCTTTACCGCGCAGTGCCTTCGAGCTAGATCGGCAGCGGCCAGCAGTTTCACCAACATGACGAGCGGCTCGACAGCCTCATCAGCAAATACCACGGGAACCAGAACCGTGGACTCTTCTAACAAGATCTGGATCGGCAGGCTTCCGGCAAACACCTTCAAAGGGATAAACGATCAGGTTCTTACTCTTATTTACTCCCGAGCCATCAGTGATGCCGAACTGAACCAAATAGCTACTTGGCTTAGGTCCTACTGCGCATCAAAAGGCATCTCTGTCTGAGCAGAAATCCATTTCTATGCCCGCCCAGCGCGGGTTTTTTTGTGCCTGGAGAAAACATGGCCAGACTCACCGAATCCCAGGCCGGAGGAGCGAACGTGCTCCGGTTTCTGGATCTGATCGCCTTCGCCGAAGGCACCCAAGCCGTGAAGGGTAGCGACGACGGGTACAACGTCCTGTTCGGCAAAGGCCTGTTTCATGGGTACGCCGATCATCCTCGCCAGAAGATCACCCGGCTCTCCAACGGCAAGCCGATCACCAGTAGCGCGGCTGGTCGCTACCAGTTTCTAGCCCGCACGTGGGACGAACTGGTGAAGCGCTACGGCTTCAAGGGGCGCTTCACGCCAGAGGCGCAGGACTTAGCAGCCATCAAGCGATTGGGCGAACGTGGCGCGCTGCAGTTGATCAAGGATGGGAAAATCCGCGAGGCAATAGCCAAGTGCGCAAACGAATGGGCCAGTTTCCCGGGCAACAACTATGACCAGAATCCAAAAGCCTTGGGCGCGCTGCTGACCCAGTGGCAGAAGCTCGGCGGGGTGCTGGCATGACCTGGCTCGGGGCGGTACCGGCCTGGTGCTGGTGGTTGATCGCCCTGGTCCTGGTGGCCGGCGGCCAGCAGTACCGGGTGGTGCTCGCGCAGGGCGACACAGCCGCCGCCCGCAGGGAATTTTCCGACTACCGCCTTGAGGTATCCGAGCGCGACCGGCGCGCAGCTGCCCAGGCCCGCACAGAAGAACAGCGCCGCCAATCCGTGGCGGACGAGGAGGGTGAGAGTGCACGACAGAAACTGGAACTGGCCCAAGGCCGCGCCGCTGCTGCTGAGTCTGCTGCTGGTGGGCTGCGCGGGGAAATCGCCAGACTGCGGGATGGCCACCG